AGTAACTCACAAGCTCTTCGATCCCTGTTGTAAGTCCCATCTGGACGCATTGGAGATGCGATGAGTTCAAGTGCTTCTCTGAGCCTTGCGACCTCGTTGGTTAACTCCCCACGCTTCCGATATGATTCAGCAATGTCTTTATTGTAGTGCATCCCAGCGATGCACTTGGGGCAGTCGCACTTGTAGAGCCACTCTCTCTGTGGCGAGAGGTCAATGACTTCGTTGTTAGTATCGGTATTCTGTAAATTCATAAAAAAATGCCGGTCTTTCCCGACTGTCATGCCCGTTTATCCTCTGAGGGCAATAGAGCAACTTCTAGTTCTTGCGAGGACGACCACGCTTCTTGGTCATTCCTGAAGCAACATTGAGTAGGTTGATCTGCTTCTTCTGCTCTTCTTCATAGGCTTTCATAATGTCGAGAGCCTCGGAGTAGAGAGTTACCATCTTATTCAGCCTCTCGATCTCTTCCTCTTGAGTGAGGTTCATACACAGAGATTCCTCGAACATCTCGGAATTATCGTGATGGCTTTGATCCGCTAGAACCCTGCGAATCCATCGGGTGAACCTACGGATCATGGGAACCTGTTCCTCATCCTCTTCAGGTGGTATACAGCACCCATCACAGCCGTGAGGATGGTCACAGCCGTAGATATCATCTGGGTCTGGATGACCGATACCATGAGGACAGATACGCTCGGTGATTCCAAGATCACCCCTGTAGTGTTGAGGCCAATCCGCCATGTGATGATCACTTGGGTTATGGACAGGGCAGAAGTCTCCCATGCAACGATCCTCGCTGTGGGTGGTTAGTTCCTGATCGCTTTTGTGTGGTTTCCAGATGCTCATATAATTTCCAAGAGTGCGGTTTTGAGGTCTTCGATTGATCCAAGATTCTTGAGAACCTTCTGCCCTAGGAGATCCTGCGTCTCACTTGAGTGCTCGTAGCTTATGGTCTTAATTCCCAGCTCCAGGTCAGTTCTGATAACCCGATGGACATCGCCACCAAGTTCACCGATGACATCGATCTCGTTTTGGAAACGAACATCGTCGACGACAACCTTACGACCATTGGATAACCACTTTTCGATGGTTCTCTTGGTGATATGCGCCCAGATATTCTGACCGATGCAGTTGCGACCCCACTCTGTTCCCAGGGTCTGCATAGCAAACCTTGGGCTTTTCCAGTTGAGAGCCGCCAGTCCCTCCTCTTTAAGGTCTCCCTCTAGGGCGGATACAATGGTTTTGTTGTCCATGCCGGATTCCTCTAGAACGACCCTGAGCATCCTCTTGAGGACATCAGCAAAACGAACACGGACAAATCCATAGTCTTCCGTGAGGATCTTTGCCGCTGTTGATTTGCCTGCCCCTGCTAGGCCGGAGAACCCGATAAGATTAACCTCATCGAGCTGCTTCTCTCCGATCAGATCTTCGATCTGCTTCCTGTATTGTGCAATCAATCGGAAGTGATCTTCCGTAGTGATATAAAGACGCTCATCGTGAACGTAGCTTGGGATAACCTTATCCCCTGAATAAATGACTCCGTGTGTTTCCATGTAGAAGAAAGTTTGTAGGGCGACAGCCTTTCGACTGCCGCCCTACGCATGGTTTAGGCTAACGAGGAGATCATTGCCGCCGTCTCGCTATCCACGAGACCTGCGGTCTTAATCGTTGGTGTCCACCAAGAGTTCTTGGTGTTGGCGGTGAGCTTGCTACCAAGCTCCCAGAGGCCACCCTGAAGGCCGGTTGTTGCAAGATGCCCACGAAGGCTACTAGCGAGGGTTACGGCAATCTGACCATAGGCTGTCGAGCTTGCGGTGTAGATCACACGGGCGAAACGCTTGTCCCCTGCAACATTGTAGAAGAGTGCATCTGCATCCTCGTCAAGGTTGTCAGGTGCCTGAACGAGAAGCTCAATGTGAGCCAACTCGCTGAAGAGATCTGTTCCACGCTCGCGGGAAACACGACCGCCATTGGCAGTAACCTCTGCGGCTGTGTTAAAACGACGAACCGGCACTCCTGCCTTTTGCTCATCGAATGGGATGTTCTCCTGATACTGCTTGAGCATCCGAAGGGCGATGACCGTAAGGGGAGCACCCTTGGCTTTATCCTCCAACTTGGTGATCTGGTGAGTGCCTTCGAGCAACCAAGTACCAGGTGTGAAGTTATCTGCACGCTCGCCGGACTTATTGACCAGTGAGAGGCGTGGGAGCTTCGTGTCCTCGCTAGTCCACTCTCCGATAAGCCCCTTGGAGGCATCGGCGATAGGAGCGGCAATAACTACCTGCTGTGGGGCGACCACCGCTACTGCGGTGCTGACTTCCGGCGTAGCCGGTGTGGTTTCAATGTCTGTGAATGATACTTTTGACATGGTGTGTTGTTTTGTTGGTGTGTTGTACACTTTCACAACCTGTAAGGTTATTACTCGCGATGGGTTTTAGACCGACGTTCGTTCAATACGTTCAAATAATTATTTAGATTTTTTGAGATACAGAATTGTGCCGTCAATTTTGGCGGCATTGGCGTCGATCAAAGCGTCTCTTAGCGCAGTCTTGGCCTTGCCCATCTGACCTTTCTCGGCGACACGGGCAATGGCTTTTTCTAAATCTCCGATCTTGACTTCGGCGCAGGAGGCGAATGCTTCGGGGGTGATCTTCGTTTTAACCACTTCCCATGCGGCTTGGGAGTCCACGATCTTGAATGGTGCCGATTTCTCAGCCAGCTCCCAACCAGGAATCTCAATACCTTCCTGAACACGCATCTCCAGCGCACGGGCGTTCACCTTGGAAGCCCAAGCCTCCATGATTGGGGCTACCTTCTTAGCCAGAGCCATCTGCTCTGGGTCCGTGATATTGGCAGGATCGTACTTATCCGGTAATACCAACTCATCGGCTTTGTAGCTGGTAGCTATTGTAATAGCTAAGTTGTTTAAGATGGGACAGGTTGCTCGGTTATTACACCATGCACAATGAGCACCGGACTGGTAATTTGCAGAGTCGTTCCTTTTAGCGGCCTCGATGATCGCTAGGGTAGCCGCAGAGAGACGGTCGAGATCGTGTTCACGAGTCCAGGTAACGATATCGATGATGTTCTGGAATGGTAGCAGAACATGAACTGTAAGTTGTTCTAGCTCAGGATGATCGTTGAAGATACCGACAGCGTAAGCCCAGAACTGGGGGCTATCTGCCTCGTACTTCCCGAAAGCAAACTTGTGATCTACCAGCTCCCCATAACGCCCCTCGTTATGGATAATCAGATGATCGATATGCCCGAACTGATCGTGCATATGGTAACGACGCTCCCTGATCTCCTCGTACTTCCCGACGCACTTGCTACGCAGGTGAGCCAGATACTTTAAGCATCGCTCTGCGGCCTCCCTTAGCGGTTGATCATCCAGTGGAATGATCTCGGTGTTTTCAATCTCAACGGCTTTGTGCCCTAGGGTACCTCGGTTTGCCGCCGACTTATCCCTGGTCTGGTCGTTCCTGAAGCCACAGCATTTTGCCTTCTCCTTGAGTGAAGATGGGCTGTGCTCGGCGTGGTCACGGAGTTCCGTGTCTTCTGCGGTGGATTTAACGACGACCGCTTCGTCTTGTTTTGGTTTCATAATTCCTTCATTAAAAATTCGTGTGTTTTCTCTTTTGTGTCCGGTCACTCCAAGAGCTGACTTTTCTATCGTTCCCTCCACATAGAGGCGCAGGGCTAGGGCACGGCTTTTGGCTCCTACCCGTGAGATACGACCGATGGCCTGCTCCTCCATTGTCCCGGAGAACTGAGGGCACAGAAGAGCCGTCCTAGGGCAGTTTCCTGTGGTATCGTGTAGATCGATTGACTGCCCTCCGGCTCCTATCTGGACAATTAGCTTTTTGTGCTGACCGCTCTGGAAGTGTGATTGAATTCTAAAACGCACATCTTGAGGAATCCGACCATCTATGACCGGACAGTCTAGCATGGCCTTTGCTTGGTCTATTGAGTCATGGAAATTCAAAAATATCACACAGCTTCCTCCCTCGGAGACAATCTCTTCAGCTCTTTCGACCAGGTATGGAATCTTTACCTTCTCTATGGCCTGACGCTGACGGAGATTTTTTACTGCCCCGATGTCGTCAGGGTTGGACATCTCTTTGTACAATTCTTCAATCGTTTTTCTATCTGCCGGCGATATAGAGATCGGCTCATCCGATACGGTAAGCTCTGGCAGTTGGGCTTTTAGAGTCTCTTCGGATACCCTGTACCCTCTAGGGCCAAAGATGCTCTCGTGGAGGAGGTTCATCTTTTCTTTATTCTTTGGGTTTTTAGCATCCCATTCCAAACCGCCGAATACACCATCGTTAGCTCCCATCTTGCGAACCCAAGACCAGTATTCAGAAGGATTAAAAAGTCGTAGCGTGGATCCTATAGCCCGTAGTTTTAAGGGGGATTCTGCGGCGGTTGCCGAGAGAAGTAGAACTCGGTAGTTCCCTTGTGCCGCCAGAAGCATCTTTGCATTTAGGGAATTAGAAGCTGAGTACATATGAGCCTCGTCAAATATCAGAAGAGCCCCGACAGGAAGTGTCCACTTAATGCCTTTACCTGCTTTTTTTACAAACTCGGTATTTCCTGCCCGTAGTTTTTCGGGGTTCAAAACAAACAGCGGACTTACTCCAAAAGCGTTAAGAGTTTGCTCCCATTTTTTTAACACCGACTTTGGGCATATAACCCCCACTGGTAGGGCAAATCTTTTGGCTACCTCACTTGCAATCACGGTTTTACCCCCGCCACATCCGGTTCCGTCGATGGATGCACCTACCTGGTCTAGCACCTTCAGGTGATGATTTACCGCCTCTTGTTGAAATGGAAATAAAGTGAATGTCACTGCTTACAGGTATGCAGAATGCAGAGAGCGTCAGCCTGATTGTCGTCTTCTATGACTTGGTCAGGATAAAGTCGTTTTGCGGCCTCGATCATTGCGGCTTTCTTTGCCGCACCAGATCCTGTGGCGGCTTTCTTAATTGTTCCTACTGGAATGCCGGTGTACGGAATTTCTTTGGCTTCACATTCCGCAGTAAGCACGGCTAGTAGACCTCCGTGAATGTGAGCGGCGTCTGTCGATAGATGCCGTCGTACCTCCTCGAAGTAGACTACCTCCGGCTTGGCTGTCTCGAACATCTCCCGAAGCCAAGACCTGAACCGCAGGTATCGCATACCACCGCCCTCGTACCGACTTGATTTGAAAGATATTGTTCCACTCGTTACGACTCCGCTGGCTTCCACAGCCCATCCGGTCGTAGTTGCTAGGTCGAGTGTTAGGATTGTCACAGGACGCTTCCATGTTTTGCGGTTGCCCAGTTGAGCAAGTCGGATTCTTTGTATGTGAACTTCTTGGGGCCAATACGCTGAAAAGGAAGGCCGAGCTCATCTCTCCAATAGGCAAGATTCCATCGAGTAACTTTTCGCCCTAGGAGTTCTTCTAGCCGAGCGCACGCGGAAGAAGCCTCGTATACTTCAGCAGGAGCTTTCTTTTCGGCGTTCTGGATCTCCAGACGAACCTTACCTTCCGCTAGAGGAATTACTGAAAAGGAAGAACAATCAATGATGAGTGACATAGAAGGTTACAAGGTTATTACTCAAGGCCAAAAAATTTACGGACGGCTTCTCGAATGATTGAAGAAACAGACCGACCCGTCCTGGCACGCTCCTCGCGGAGTCGTGCTTCTAGGACAGGATCACTTGGAAAAGATCGAATGAGTTTAGGGTTTCGATTCGACGAGGGATTCTCTGAGTTCATGTTTATCTATGCTGTAAGACTCAGCGGAGTCTTTGATGAATGTGACCGCAAGTTGTTCTTTTGGCATCCCACAGAAAGTTGCCAGTTCAGAAAGCTTTTCGGCGGTTGTGTTGTCTAGGGGGATTATGAGTTCCATGTGCGGTTATTACAGGTTTGAGATTTTGATTTTTTGCGGTCACTATCTTTTTACTTTTTGAACTTCTTGAGGATCTTGGCAAGAGCCGCAGTGGTTTCCCTGTCGAAACTCTCTCCTACTCGCTCAGTGGCGGAGTCGGAAAGGGTCTTACCAACCGTCTTGGCGATCTTCAGAATCTCACCCGTAGGGTCTTCTTTCTTTAGATAGTCCAGGTTGGCTTCCCTGATAAGCGCAGAGATCGTGCAACCTTTGGCGGCGGCTAGGATCCCTAGGGCTTTACTGGTACTGACTTCTTCGACATAGGAAACACGATGGCTTCCGGCTTTGAGTTGGTTTGGCATTTTGTTTTCCTGTTTTCGTGAATTTATGTTTTAGGTATCGGAGGTTCCGACAGACACACCCTACTACCAAGTTAATAACCCGTCAAGGTTATTCTTATTCGCATATTGTCGTACAGATTCTGGGGTTATGGAGAACCACGCCTGAGCCGCCGCATTGCTGACGTTGGAGGAGACATAGTGTTTATCCAGCATCTTCTGGCTATTTCCGGCCAACCGGCTTGCTAGAACTGGGTTATCGGTCAACTCGGTGAAATAAGTGCAGAAGCTGTGGCGAAGTCCGTTGTGCTTCCAAGTGATCCCTACTTTGTCGAACTTTTCCTTGTAGGCACAGGGGTTTGTCAGCCTCTCAGACCTGACTAGCTTTCCATCATACTTGGCAAATTCGGTAAGCCATAGGTCTAGGTTCTCTTGGATCTTCAATGCCCTGCCTGAGTTCTTCTTGGCAATCTCAGGAGCAATGAAAAGTTTTCCATCCTCCAGATTGAGGTTTTCCATCGGGGATTTCTCCAACTCACTACGCCTACCCCCGCCAAAAGCCATAATCGTGAAATAGGGGATGGCATCCGGCTTTACGCAAATCAAGATCTTCATCAGCTCTTCCGGCGTGAAGATCTCCGGCGTCTTGAGGGGAGGGCGAGGTAGTTCAACGCCACTGGTCGATATGTGCTCTCGGCTGATGTAGTTCTTGGTCTGGGCAAAGCGCATGATGGATCCCAGCGTCCCTAGCAATTTCCATTTGGATACCAGGCTGTACTTGTCCATCCAGACATCGATGAGTTGGTTCGCAATCACAGGTGCTGTGAGCGTCTTAATGTTCTTTTCCGAGAATACCGATTGCCATGTGTTGATGTGGGATCTCAGGGTGTCCAGGTATCGATCTCCCTTGTCCGGTTTACCCGCCAAGCGTTTTTTCTTTTTGCGGTCTTCGAGGAACTCTTCGGATACGACTTCGAACGTCTTCTCCTCGCCTGTGTTCAAGCCGTGGTACTTGATGTAGAAATCAATCGCTGTGTGGAGTTCGACGCCCTGGAGTTTCTTTTTGCACTCCAAGAAATAGGAAATATCGGCTCCGTTTACTCGTGCCTTCTCGCCTTCGCCTGCAAAAAGTGCTTCGGCGATTCGAGAAGCCTCAGCGATAGCTTTTTCCTCGTTCGAGATTGCTCGGCGCATTGACTTCCTTCCGACCTTCCACACGAGCCGGTACGAGTTCCACTGCCCCATTTTTGTTGGCGTAATGCGAACAATAGCGTGTCCACAAGTTGCGATAATTACACCATTTTCTGTTTTTGTGAGATTTGTTTTCATGTGTTTGTTTTACCTATTTTCTAGCCAATCCTAGCCAAAAAAGTCGGCTAGAATTGGCTAAAAGGTGTAATACCCTTAACAGAAAATTAAGACACCGCAACAAAAAAAGAAGTATCTTCTCTGTAGAATCTTCAAACTAGCCAACTTTTGTCCCTCTAAACACAACACGCCTGTTAGGAGTCGAAGCAGTAACCGAATATGTATAAATATCTAGAATCTTAATAACTTATGAAGATTCACCTTGCGCCCTAACCAAGTCTTGCCATCTTCTAGCCGAGATGTCGATTCGAGTTGATGACGGTAACTACGCAGGACTGCCTAAAGGAACCATAGCACGATACGGGTATCTATTTCCACCAGGTACATCCGACTGGGCTATCGAACTATTTTGCTACAGCCGTGGATCGCTAGACGGCACTCCGGCGGAAGACAACTTTCGTCGTGCGGCTCAGATGTTTTTCACCAAGAAGACATCACCCTTTGTCTGGCATCCTTGGGCTGACGATATGCTTTACGAGTGCTGTCATTCGCCTTTCGTTGGCTTTGCCGGCTGTGGTTCTTCGGGCAAGTCCGATTTCATGGCGATCTGGATTCTACTCAACTGGCTTTCAGCTCCCTACAAAACGCTAGGACTGCTGACCTCGACATCCATTCGTGATTCCAAGAAGCGTGTCTGGGGTGCTGTGCAACGATACTGGCCGGCTATCCAGCCGGTAGCCCCGGCAAAGCTCACCGATACTCCTACGCCGGCAATCTACGTCATCAAAGATGGAGTCCGACTAGAGCAAGCAGGAATCTACTTGATCCCGGCTGAAGCAAAGAAGACCAGTGAGGTCACAGGCAAGATGCGAGGTATGAAAGCAGATCGTGTGTTTCTAGCCGCCGACGAGTTGAGCGAGTTGTCACACGCCTTGATCGATACTGCGATCTCCAACCTCTCCAACAATGCTATCCTTCATATCTGTGCGGCCTCCAACCCGACTTCGCACTACGACCCGTTCGGCAAGTTCGTTGAGCCGAAAGACGGTTGGACTTCGATTACGGTCAATGACGATCGCTGGCTTACCAAGCTGGGAGGCGTTTGTCTCCACTTCGACGCCATGCGTAATCCCAACTACCTTGAGCGGGAAAACAAGTGGCCTATTCAAAAATGGGAAAAGATCGAGGAGGCTCGTGATCGCCTTGGCGAAGACTCTCCGCTTTTCTGGCGAGATTACCGAGGGTTCTGGGCACCGCAGGGAACCAGCACAACCATCTATTCGGAATCGGAAATCATTCGTTTCGGTGGTGACAAAGCTCCCCTCTGGCTTCGACCTCCAACTAGGATAGCCGGTATCGATCCCTCGTTTGTTTCCGGCGGAGATCGATGCGTTTTGTTTTTGGGCAGTTACGGAACAAATCGAAACGGAGCCGAACAAGTTTCTTTCGATGAGTTCTTCTATATCGAAGATGACGCAACCAACTCGGAGCCTAGGACATTCCAGGTTTCTAGGAAAATTGCCGGCATTCTTCGCGAAGAGGGAGTGGATATCTACAATGTCGGAGTAGACGTTACAGGAGGAGGCGTTCCTTTCTGCGATGCGCTTGCCACCGTCCTAGGGTCAAATGAGTTCCTACGAGTTCATTTCGGAGGTTCGGCTACCGATAGGGCTGTCTCCGTTTACGACTCCACTAAGGCAAACGAGAAGTATTCCAACAAGGTTACGGAGCTTTGGTTCGGAGCTAAGGAACTTCTCCAGAATGGTCAGTTGCGAGGAATCTCGCCTGATCTCGCCCAGGAGATGACAGCCCGTAATTACGAGACCAAGAAGTCTGGAAGCATGAAGGTACTGGTAGAGAGCAAGCGAGAGATGAAATCACGAACTGGAAAAAGCCCGGATATAGCTGATGCCGCTTTTGTGATGCTAGACACCGTGAGGGAACGCTTTGGTCTCCGTACCGTTCAGGATGGCGGAATTGGGGCTGGAGCCAATGAATCTTGGAAATCCATAATGAGAAAACGCTTCTCCCCTAAGAGAATTATTTCCTTGAAATCTTGGTAGCGGTGTAATAACCATATAACCTATGAATTTAGAACTCATAACAGCTAAAAGTATTATCACAGGAAACCCCGTTGCCTTGTCAGCCACCGATAACGGAGAACTGTTTACCGCTAGTGCTTTTCAAATTCCTGCATACGACACGCTTGTTGAATCCTCGTCTACATTAACCACAGCCGGAGGAACTCTGACTTTCTTTAGGGGAGGCCCAAGCGGCACTCAAGTAGCCCAACTTACGATTACCATCGGAGGAGATGGCAGTCGAACAATTCAGCGGACGGCGTAATCATCTTTTTTAAAAAAAGATGGCTCTCTTTTATTTCAACGACACCGCAAGCGGTGCGGCCAATAACGCCAACC